CTACCGCGTATCTACACAGCGTCAAGGTCAGTCAGGCCTTGGCCTTGAGGCACAACGCGCAGCTGTGCAAACCTTCCTAGCAGGCAAAGAGATTATTGCCGAGTTCACCGAGGTTGAGTCTGGCCGTAAGTCGGATCGCGTACAGCTCGCAGCTGCTTTGGCTCTTGCTAAAAAGCAGAAGGCTACCCTTGTTATTGCAAAGCTGGATCGCCTTGCACGTAACGTCCACTTCATCTCAGGCTTATTAGAGTCAGGCGTACAGTTTGTGGCCGCGGATATGCCGGAGGCAGACCGCACATTCCTACAGATGGCAGCTGTGTTTGCTGAGTGGGAGGCTAAGAAGATATCAGAACGCACTAAATCAGCCCTACAGGCCGCCAAAGCTCGCGGTACTGTCTTAGGTTGCCCATGCCCAGAGAAGGGCTCTAAGCTCGGTACACGCACGATTGTGGCCGAAGCTGATGCCTTTGCTGCTTTATTAGCGCCAAGCCTACAGGATGTAATCAAACAGGTAGGCACCAACTTGCGAGATGTAGCCCAAGGGTTACGCGCTCGCGGTATCAAGACCGCCAAAGGTAATGAAGTTTGGCACCCAGCCCAAGTAGCTAAATTGATGAGGAGAGTAGCCCATGTATGAGTTTGTAATGTTTACGCTGACGGTGATGTATGCGGCAGCTCTGTTTGTGTTTTTTGCAGCTGTAATCGGCATGGTCTGTATGTACCTAGGCGATACCGATATTTATAAGCGTTACAAGAGGGAGCGCCGCGAGCGCTTAGTTGAAGAATTTTTAAAGGATCTAAACAAATGACATCAATGAACCATCACAACAAATCACCCAAAGACTTGTACAAGTCTGAGGATTCCCTGCTGGATAAGGTTATCGGTACTTTGGCCTTCCTAGCGTTCGTAGTAATCGTAGCACTAGCCTAAAGGAATCAAAATGAAAGCACTATTAATCGCATTATTCGCAGTAGCCTCAATCGGATCAGTTTCAGCTCAAGTTAAATGCGTCCCAGACGGGCGCGGCGGTATGTGTTGCTGGGATATGCAGCAGTCTGGCCCATTTCGTCCTATTGGGTGCTGATATGAAGGCACAAGCTCAAACCAAATTGTATGTTCCGGCATCAACCACCAACATTTTGAATACGTTTATTGACCTTGGATGGGTGCCACCATCTGAGAGCAAAGAGATTAATTCCAAATGGTTCCACTCTAAATTTCACTTAATCCCAGTTTCTAAAATTAAATGGAGTAAAAAATGACTACGCAATTTGAAATCATCCAATCAGAACTCCGGCGCCGCAGAGGCAAAGGCCTTACGAGCTGGGACGTAATCGAGCAGTACGGCATTACCAGGCTGGCTCATTACATACATGTATTACGCACTAACGGTTGGCGCATTACTGACTTTTACGAGTGCGATCCAAATAACGTAACGCACAAGTGGAAACGCTACGTTTACAAGAGCTCACCCAAGGCTGCGGCCATGCGGAGGGTTAGTAAATGACTGATTACTCCCAGTACTTATTAATGATTAATCGGCTGATGAAGGAAGTGCATAAGGCCGCCCAAGCCAATGACTTTGTAGCAGCCAGCAATATAGCGGTAGAGGTAGCTCGGTACGCAATGAGCCTGTCTGCTGTGCTGGATCTTAAAACAGAAACTGAGGTATAAAAAATGGTAGGTAAAGTCACTCCAAACGATATGCTATCTGCAAGCCGCATCCCAGCGGTCTGCGGCATGAGCAAGTACAGATCGCCCAATGATGAGCTACTCTCATCCATTGATTTTCTAAAAGGCCTTAACCCACCAGACATCGGCAACGAGGCTATGGCATGGGGCAATCGGCTAGAGCCCACAATCCTTATGGAGGCCGCAAACAGGCTTGGTTGCAGCCAGCTAGAGATTGAGCACCCTACGCCTTACTTCCACGATAAGTGGCCTTTGTGCTGCTCTCTTGACGGCACAGCCACAGGCAATATGGAGGAAGTGTTTACTGATCCTGAGAAGGGTATCTACGTGGTCGGTAGCGACAGTATTTTACTCAGCGGCACAGGCATTATTGAGGCCAAGCTAACCTCAATGCCAGCCGAGGATGTGCTGCCCCTGTATAGAGGCCCTATACAGTTGCAAGCCCAGATGGCGATTTACAAAGCTACGTGGGGCGCGATTGCTACGCTCTATCAGGGTACCGAGCTCCGTATATTCTTGTTTAAACAACATCCGGCAACCCTAGAGCTGATTGAAAAGACCTGCAAAGAGTTTCAAGATAAGCTGGATCGCTGGGAGGAGACAGGCGAGGTTGATTACTACCCGCCAATCAATCCTAAAGATGCAGCTCGTACTTACAGCGCAGGGTCAGATAGTGAGCCAGTCAAGCTAGATAATTATGTTGAGGAATTAACAAAATTGTTACTAGAAAACAAGGCAAAAATTACAAAAGCAGAAGAAGAAAACAGCAAAATTCAGACCGAGATTATGGGCATTATGAAGAACCATACCCACGGTATCGCAGGGCAGTACCAAATAAGTTGGCCAGTCCGCAGTTACAAGGCCAAGCCAGCAACGATTACACCAGCAAAAGAGGCGTACACCATACGTCAGTCCACTCTCACAATTAAGGAATTGAAATGACTAACCTAGTTAAACATCAGGGCTTTGCCCCGCAGACTATGACAGAGGCCATTGACTTCAGCAATATGCTGAGTAAAAGTACGATGGTTCCCAAGGCCTACCAAAATAAACCAGAGGATGTGCTAGTAGCTGTGCAATGGGGCTACGAGCTCGGCCTTGCCCCGCTACAGGCTTTGCAGAACATTGCGACCATCAACGGTAAGCCTAGCGTATACGGCGATGCTGCGATGGCTTTGGTGCAGAACTCACCCGTCTGTGAGGATATGAAGGAGTACTTTGAGGGAGAGGGTACTGGCAATCCAATCGCGGTATGCGTGGCCAAACGTAAGAACCGTACCGAGGTCATCAGCAAGTACTCGGTTGAGGATGCCAAGCGAGCTGGTCTGTGGAATAAGCAAGGGCCTTGGACTCAGTACCCAAAGCGTATGCTACAGATGCGAGCCCGTGGCTTTGCCTTGCGCGATGCGTTTCCTGACGTGCTGAAGGGTTTAATTACGGTTGAGGAGGCTCAGGATTACCCAGACGATACGCCAGTACCGCAGGCACCGCAGGTTAAACACGCCAATCCGCTTGACGCTATTGCGCCAGCTGTAGAAGTGGAGGTTACAGAGGTAGTTTCTTTGGATGTACCAGCTGAAGAATGTAGCGAAAATACAACAGTTGAAGCATCAGAACCGATACAGCCACCTGGCACCTACAAGCTAAACATCCCCGGCAAACCTTCTGAGCTGCATCAAGGTATAGATGTATGGATGGAGCGCTATAACGAGCTGGCAGATAAGGTAGCTAGATCAAGGCTGGCGGCAGAACTCAAGATCCAAAAGATTGCAGAGTTCAATACGCTAAACGCAGACGTGCTTTCAATGCTGACTACGATTCAGAAGGTTGGTATGACTGCACACAAACAGAAACGCAAACAAGCTATAGATGGGTTAGCTCAGGAGTAAATTAATCTCGGCCTGCCTGCGCTTAACCAAGCCGGGCAGGACTCTACCACCACCCTTGTTCCATTTAGCCAGTTCTACGCAAGCTCCAGCCCAGTCCTGAGAGTCTATACGGCGCTTTAAAGTACTTGCCCTATACCTGCCTACCCCAAGGTTGTAAGCGAAGTCTGTAATGGCCGCTAAAGCCTTCTCATGGGCAATCAATACAGGCGATGCCTTGAGTACCCCAGCCATATAGTTGTTTTCTAGCTCACGCATAAGCCAGTCGTTTGCCAGCTCGCGTGATATGGGCTCGTCTTGCAGGGTTACTTTGGATCCATCAGGCTTGTATACGGTGCCGTAGCCTATGGTTGGATACCCTGCTGGGCAGATGTAAGGTTGGCTGGAAAATCCCTCAAAAAATCTACAGAGATCCGCGGCTAGGATTAGTGCTTGGCTCTGTCCCACACGCGGCCTGTGAACCAAAATGTAAGTATCATCATTAGGATTGCCATATCATCCTCAGCCCATGAACTGACAAGTACCTCTTTCCAGTCCGCGCCAGCATCAATAGCCAACCACATACTTACAATTTTAACCAGCGAGTACAGCACTACAAACCAAGTTGTTACGCCTGGGCGAATGGCAGCAGACAAGGTAGCAACCCATCCTCCGGCAGCCCTAGCTGTCTCGCCTTGCTCTCGCAGCGCTACGCTCATTGCGTCCAGCTCTTTGCCCATGAGGGTAGTTTCTTGCTCACGCATGGCTATCTCACCCTTGATCTGGGCAAACTCCATCTCTTTGCCTAGCATGGCCAGCTCATGCTGACGCTCGTTCTTTGCATCCCACAGCTTCATTACCTCTGGGACGATGCGGAATACCCCGCCAAGCAGGGATCCGAGCAGGGTCTCAATCATTCTTAACCGACTTTGATCTGGCCAATACTAGCCAAGTAAGTTACAAGGGCAACTGCACCCACGCCTACAATCCAAAAAAATTTAGTAACAATGGATTTTCCAACCGAGGTATAGACCTTTTCAATCACCCTCTCGGTTACTTTTTCCACTATATCTTCCAGCTCTTGATCGGTTAAGTTAGACATGATTACTCTTTCTTTCTTAGTAAGATGGGTACCACTTATTAGTGGCTCTGTCGTAGGTCATAATCAATGCCTTGCTGACTACAGCAGTAGTAGCTAAGGCAATATTCCCAGCAGTAGTAGTTGCAAATACGCCAGTAGGAATGATAGTAATTTGACCGCCGCCAACCATCTCAGGAGGAGGAGTAATTGTTACCACATTAGTAGTGCCAGATACAAACACAACAGGAGTCTGAGGCTGTATCGTGGCAGCAGAGGCAATCGTAGGAGCTGTTGACCCATTAGCAAAGATGCCTAAGTAGTCATCAAAGGCCAGCATCCCTAAGTCTTTATTCCTGCTTACCTGCGAAGGAGCAGAACCGAGTAGTCTTTTTATAGTCACGCTGTCATCTCCTGTAATTCTGCTGATGGTAATGCTTTTGGATAATAGGATAGTTTCTTTACATACCCGTTTATGAAGTTATCGCCAGAGTTTCCTCTTGTTCCTATAACTAAAGAATTTACAACTGGAAGCGATGCTGAGGTATCTGTAACTCCTAAACTTCCATTACAAGCAAAATTAATATTGTTTGCGCTGTAACTCGTGCAGGAGAGAGAGCGGAAATGACTGGTGCGAACTTCTCTAGTTGGTATAACATTGCTGAAGGTACTTTGTATATTGACAACACTAGCACCATGGGTCGTAGCGGTTTTTATGACACAGCAAACGCTAACACAAATTTCACAGCAATAATTAATAATGGCTTAGTTTCTCAAATAAGCTCAATT